GCTGCGGTGTCAGCAAGCGAGTTTACTGGTGCTTCACCAATATGCCCTAGCATTTGGTTAACACTTTCTAGTTCGGTAGTAAGAGCCATAGGTTTATTTTATTAGCAGCGCCAACGGCGCAGGGCGAGAGCTTTGCGTGTTGGGCGACCCTTGGAGTCCTTCATAGGACCCTTAGCGCCCTTCATGCGAGCACAGAACGAGCGACGCCTAGCCGCTCTTTTTCCTTTTGGGTTCTTCTCCGTCACCGGAGCTTGAAGGTTAGAGCCTGTCTTTTTATTATAATAGTCTCTACCCTTTTGGGTAAGACCACCTTTCTTAGACTTGTGCTCTACTCGTAGATTTGCTCGTTTACGCATAGGAAAAAAAGGGGCCTCCAAAGATTACTCTAAGGAGACCCCTTAAGGTTTAGGCAATAACACTCACAGCACCTTCAGGACGAAGGATACCGTGGCCCATTGCATACTTAGCAAGCATGAGGGTAGCTTGCTTAGGAATGGAGTATTCCGATTCCACAGCAAGGTCCATCAGCTTAACAGTGCCGATAGCGGACTTGTGACCAGCAACCAGCTTAAGGGTGCTGAGTCCGTTGTCAAGATAACCAGTGCCTTCGGTGTTGCCAGTAGCAACGTCGAAGGGGTTGTTCTTGGCGTTCGCATCGTCACCAGAGACATCATTAGAGGCGATGTCGCTAAGGTGGGTAGAGCTGTAGACTTTCAGACCAACAAGCTCCATAACGCGACCAGAAGCGATGCTGCCGGAACCGCCAAAGTCGCGGTTGATGGCTGCGTTGTCGCTACCAGAAAGCAGGTAGTAAAGCTCAGGGGTCAGAACCACGAAGCGGTCCTCAGCAGGGATGTCATTCTCGTCCAACTTCTGAGCGATGAGGCGGAAGGTTTGGATGAGGTTGTTAGCCGTGCTAAGGTCAGCAGGAGCACCAGAGGTGGCTCCCAAGTCAATCACGACGCCGTCGCCAGCGTCAGGGTTGGCGTAATCCACAACGCCTTGAGCGTTTGCTTGAGAAGCAGCAACGAGGGTTCGCATGGTAGCGAGGTCGAAGCGCTTGGCAAGCGCGCGGCCCAACTCAGTCGAGTAAGCAGAACGCACATCGTAGTGGTTCTTCAGCTCGTCAATGTTGGCGATTGAGGTAGCAGCAATGAGAACATCGTCAATGTTGATGATGCGCTCTTTGTGGGTGATTTTGGTAGCGTAGTCAGCTCCGTTGCCGGACTCGAATACGTCTTCACCGGGGGTGTGATACTTAGCAGTTGCTTTGCCCATGGTGGGGAACTGCGCCGACTTACCGCTCGAAATGGTCCGAATGGTATGTAGGTCCTTCATCACGTTGACTTCTTCAAACGTGGTCAGGACTTCGTTAGCGAACACCTTGAGGAACAGGGCATCTGTGTCACCAGTGCCGCCGCTTTGTCCAAGGCGTGAGGGGGTAATAAGGCCGTTTGCCATAATAATATAAGGTTTGGGTTAGGTTAGTTTTTACTACTTCATGTTGACCTTTAACAGCGCTCACTCAACAGCGTTATCCTTTCGGGCGCTCTGGTTACTAGTATGTTTATTCAACAGGAAATTCTTAATACCATTAGCTAGGGTTTTTCCTAGTTCTTCTGGCGTGGAAAACAACAAATAATCTTCTTTATTGTCTCCGAAAAATGGTTCACAGAGGGCAGCAGGAATGTCTGGATTGTTAAGAAATCCATATCCGTTGTCATAACGATAAGCTGGCTTAATGCCTCTGTCTGCGCTTCCATAAGATTCAATCACCGAGTCCTGTAAGAAGGAAGCAAGTTTCTTACTGTGCTCGTAGCCTTGGCGATACCAAGTCTCGCTACCGCGAACCTTTGTGTTGTAACTGTTGAAATGAAGCTCAACAGCTAGGGTCGCTTTGTCATCCCTAAGTTTTCCTTTAAGGAAACCCATGGCTCCGGAGTAGGAATTAGAGCCGTAGTTTTTATACACAATAGACTCAATTCCATCGTGTTTAAGAGTCTTTCTCATGCTTTCGGCAACACTCACATTATACGACCATTCATTAACAGCTTTGTCGAAACTAACTGCTCCTAGGTCGCCAAAACGCGAATGTCCTACACATATACCAACAAGCTCACTTTTCTTCCAATCTAGCGGCGTATCTGAGGATTTCCGCGATGGTTTCCTTTTCTTCAGGTGAGAAAGAATGTTTCTCAAGCTTTGAAATAAAGTAAGGAATTTCACTTTTTGGTATCGTTGTGCAACCAGTCGTCAATGCGTTTGTCCATGCGACTGCGGCGATTAGACTTGTAAGCTTTAATATATTCATCTCTGATTTTAAACACAGCGTCAGCTATACTTGGAAACTCAAGCATCAAAGATACAAGTATTTTAATCATTTCTTGTAAGAGACCTTAGCGCAAATCTTAGCCACGACTCTTCGCCTTTCCGACGTTTAGAGCCAACCAGCTCACAACTTTACTGATACGAGCAACCCAAGCGTTGTCGCTGTTGTTTGGGGTTAGAGTAGCAATAAGGCTGGCTGCTGTAACCAAACCAGTAAGGATTTGAATAATGGTTTCTGAGTTGCTGATTAACCAGCTAATTGTTTCTGTCATGTTTATTAGATGTTAGAGATTGAAAGGCGTCGCTCGATTTCTGCACGATAAGCAGGGTCAACTTCGTAGCGCTTACGACCTGTAGCGTCTCGCTCAGACATAGCAGCCATTACCTGCGCTCGACTTTCAAAGGCAGAGAAGCCAGAGCCTGTTGTTTTACCTTGAGTAAGAACTGGAGATGTTCCATTGGCGGCATCGTATTTACTCTTAAGCCAATCAATAGCAAGGGCAGCTTGCTCGTCAGTCCCGGTTTCAAGAGCTTGATTGTAAGCTTCCAGTTGAGTATCACTCAGGTTTTCAGAAGCCCAATCAGCCATGGTGTCATAAGCCTCTCGTCCGCCTACTGAATTAAGAAGAGCAGCCTCTCCAGACTCTTGCAAAGCCTGTTGACCCGCAATGTATGAATCAACCAACTCTTTTGGAAGACCAACTTCTTCTAAGCTTTTATAGGTTTCATTGCTAAGTTCACCGTTACTGGCAAACTCCTCAGAAGCCGTGAGAATAGCAGTCTGCTGAGTTCCTTCAGAAGAGTCTTTGTCTGTAACGTCGGTCGGAGGAAGGTCCTCTCCTTCTTCTTGTTCTCCGCTTGAAGAACCTAGGCGGGTCTCCAAGTTGTTGTAAGCTTTAGCTAGTTCTTCTGGAGACTTGAACTTATCCGGAAGCCACTCAGGGCGTTCTACTTGCTCCTCGGTGTTTTCGATTTGAGCTGCTTCTTCTTCTAGTGTGATTTGTTCCGACGAGGTCGGGTCGTTTATTACATGCGTATTACTGTTCATGGTTGTTACTGTTGTTGTTGTTGTTGAGCTTCATCAGGCTGCTCGCTTTGAGCAGCGGCGTTCTGTCTTGCGATGTCAGCAAAGGCAGCAGCGCCTTGAGGAGCCGCGCGTTCAGCCAAGGACATCATCTGAGCTTGTTGCATCTGTTGTTGTATCTCTTCTTGGGTCTTGATTAGACCGCGAGTTTTAATACCAAGGCTTGTAGCCCTACGCTTGAAGTATTCTTCGACGTTAACAAACTGAGCTATAGCTTGAGGTCCTACGACCTGAGCAGCTCCAGCCAAGAACAAATCCAATTTCTGTAAATCGTTTCCTCGTCCCAAGGCTTCAACACCAGTGATGATTACTGGTTTAACCAAGTCTTTGGGAAGCTTAGGTAGACGCTTGTCGCTAGACATAATGTCCATCACCCGGTTTACCATAGGTAGTTGTAGCTCGTTACTCAAGAGAGAGTATAACCCACCCAAAGCGGATTCCAGCTCCATAGTGAGCATACGGATTTCCTCGGCGGTTACACGCTCTGCGTTACGAACAACACCAGAGGTTAGAAGAAAGGCTTGGCCTAGGCGCTCTTTGATTGTGTTAGCGGTGTCGGCGGCAACCCTGAAGTCATTATACTTGTTGAGTTGAAGAACCGAAACATCATTGGCATTTCCCTGAGTGATTGCTCCGTTAGGGCTTTCAGAGAGCGTCTTTGCGCGTGTAGTTCCGTTTGGATTAACTAGGAACAAAACCTTAGCGGCGGCGGCGGAACCTTCAACAATAGCCTGAGTAAGAGTCTCTAGGCTGATTAGGTCTCCAATATATTCTTCAACATAACCACGCCCGTAATCTTCTCCGTCAATCTTAGAGAAACGAAGAGGGATGTAAGGTAGTTTGTCTTTAGGGAAAAAGCCAACAGAGCCTTCTACGATGTTACCTTTAATCTCCTGATGAACTTTCCATTTATCTCCGTCAAGTTCAACGCAGGTGAACAAATCACAATTCTTACCTGTGGTCTCTCCTTCTAGATAACCAGCAGCTCTCTTTAGGTCTTCTGAAAGAGTATTGTAGTTCAGGCTCTCTTTGGTGATTATCTTTATCGGGTTGCCCATTGGGTCACGGCTAATCACGTAACGGTCCAAGTGGAACACCCTGATTCCACCTTCTTTTGGAATATAGATAAGAGCATTTCCTGTTACAATAAGGTTCTTAAGAACTTCGTGTATCCCTACACGATACGATTGACGACTAATCTCGTCCATCACAGCGTCCTCAACGTGCTGCAAGGCAGACTCAAGCTCTGTAATCATCTCTTGAGTTGCCCCCTCCTCTCGGAGCTTAGGCTCGTCGAAGTTCAGTCTAAAAAATGGGGCATTAGGAGCTAGTAAGGCTAGTAGTAGTTTAGATGCTAAGTTGTTGACCCCTCTTGCTCCAATGCCCTGAAATGGTGTTTCTAATCTAGAGTGTGAGTTATGACCGTCTTCCGGCATAACATAAGGCAGCGTAAGCCTAGAAGACTGCCTCGCCCTGTCTATGAAAGGCTGTCTTTCAGATTCTAGGGCTATGTAACGTGACTCTGCGGAAGTGCTCATTATTTATAAGTATTTCAGCTTCCCTTG